CGTTTTTTGAACGATCCCTTTTTTGAAGCCTGATATTTTGTTGTTCTTGGTCGTAATGCTCCACGCAAAATCACGCAAATCATTTTCGTTTGCAAAAATACGATCCTTGCCAAAATCAAGTGTTTCTTTGAAACTGTTTATATATATAAACTTTTCTAACATTTTACACACTCTCCTGTACAAGTCTTGCAAATTCACGCTTGTTCACGTCAAGCCCAACCCCGTCAAGCGCATCACGCAAGTGACCGCCCATGTTTTCATCCATGGTCAAGATTGCATCAAGAATCTTGTTGACAATGATGATCAGTGATTGAACATCCGCCGTCTGGCGCTGCTGCAACTCAACCGATTTTGCGGAAAGCCCACCATCTAACCCGCCATTTTGCTGCAAGGTTAATTCGTGCAACTTCGATGCAACTTTGTTCATCCATCCGGTGTTTTTTTCAAGAGGAACAACAGCTTCTGCGCCGTCCTCACCAAAAATTGCCGGCGTCGGCTTGTCCACGACACCACCCTTTGCAAGTCTTGTGAATTCAACCAGCTTGATTTTGCTGATTTCTACACCGGGGATTTCGTTGATTGCGCCAATCGCATTGTTGATCATTCCGAAGAATCCATTGATGATGTTTTCTGCGCCACCAATAACGCCGTTGATGCCTTTTTTCACCGGTTCGCTGATGGCATCGGAAATTTTTGTGCCAAGTTCTGAAAATGCGGTTTTGATGTCGTTCCACTTTTCAAGGAAGAAATCTTTCACACCTGAAAAAACGTTTTTGACCTTGTTCCACGCATCACCGAATTTTTCACTGAACCATGATCCGACATTCGAAAAGACTTCCTTGACATCAGACCATTTTTCGGACATTTTGCCCTTGAAGTCCGACCAAGCTTTGACGGATTTTTCCTTTGCATCACCGAATTTTTCACCGAACCAATCTCCGACCTTGGAAAAAATCTGCGTCATGCTGTTCCAAATGCCCTTGAACACGTTCACAAATGCTTCTTTCACAGACGCCCAGATGCTTTCAGCCGCATCGGCTACCCCAACCAGCAAGTCAATCAGACCTTGAATCAGCGCCGGGAGCGAATTGAACAAACCGACAAGGATTGATTCAATTACAAATGGCATTGCATCGACCAGACCTTGAATTATCTGGGGGATTGCTTGGACAATTCCCAACGTCAGAGTGATCAGACCTTGGATCAAAATTGGAAGGTTGGTCATCAGCGAATCCACCAAAGAAATGACAATTTCTGGTAAATAGTCGATTATAGGCTGTATAATTTGACCAAATTGTGAACAAATCGTCACAAAAATCGAAACAAGTGCATCAATCAAAAGCGGAATCAGCGTTGGCAACGCAGCCGCCAAAGATTCAACGATTTGCGGAAGTGCTGCCACCAAAGAATTGATGATTGTGACAATACCGGACAAAACCTGCGGCAAAACTGAATTTGTCAGTACAGAAATCAATGTTGGCAGGGCAGAAACAAGACCGTCAATTAGGGATGTCGCACCCTCGATCAGTCCCGGAAGCACCTTTTGAAGCAGCGGCGGAACCATTGGGATCAGTTTTTCAACGAGCTGTGTAATGCCCGACATCAATTTTGGGAACATGTCATCAATATTTTTGACGATGACATCTGCCGCATTTGAAAAGGAAGAAACCACATCTTCCACAGTTCCGGCGCCAGAAAGGAAATTGGACAAAGCAGCCTTCGCCGTTCCAAGGGATCCTGCAAGGGTTTCATTTTCCTTGGCATAGTTTCCGGCAGCATAGGCGGTCTTTTCCATGAACATTTCCATTGCCACACCAATCTTTTCTTGCTGTGTCATCTGGTCATAGGATTTTTTCATGCCTTTTTCAAGGGCATAATTTGCAAGCGTGGTTTCGTTCATAGCCACACCAAGATTGTCCATCATGGTGAAATTGCCCTTTGCTGCTCCGGCAACTGCTTCCATTGCGGATGCCGTATCAATACCCATGATGGAAGCCACGTCCGCAGCTCGCTGCATTGCATCCTGTGACAGTTTCATGGATTCTTCGATCTCAAAGCCGGCGCCCTGAAATAAAGCCCCCATTTTGTTTGCTGTTGCAAGATAATCAGACGTGGAAAGCCCCATATTTGAAAAGGCTTCTTTTGCGGTTTTTTGTATGCTTTCGGCGTGTTCCTTGAATACCGCTTCAGAACCACCCATGTTCTGTTCAAGTTCGCCGGCGGCGGAAAGCGCCTTTGCGGTCAATCCGCCCAATGCGGTTGCGGTTGCGCCAATACCAACGGCAACGCCCTTGCCAAGAGCAAGCGCACCGGAACCAATTTTTTTGAATGCGTTCCCCCACTTGCTGCTTGTTTTTTCGCTTGAATCTGAAACTTTTTCAAGATCACCAGCTGTCTTTTTAGCTTCACTTGATGTTTCTTTCAGCGCTTTTTTTGCATCAGAATTGTTAATTGCGATAGTTCCAAGCAATTTGAACAATTCCATTGCCATAATTATTCACCCCCTTTTTCCGGGTTGAAATTGTTGAGAATATCCATAGAATGTTGAAAGGTTGTTTCAAGTGTTCCTTCGGAAATGTTCTTGTGATCTTCATTGTTTTCAATTTCGGCAATGTAATCCTTGAAACTCTTTCCGGAAACTCTATGCAGCCAGAAATCCCAATGCAGCTGCATTTCTTTTTCCTTTTCTTCAAGCTCAATTTCCTTGTTTATGGACTGAACAAAGCTGTCAACAAACTCCGAAAATCTGCCTGAATGGATCATTCCGTCTAAAAAAAAGCATGGATTTGCATATCTTTTGGATAGCAAATCCATGAAACGGAAATCACCTATTAGAACAACTTTGAAACAACCTTTATAAAAGCCGGGAATTCCGGTTTCTTGAAGAAATCAATCAACATTTCCACAAAAAGAAGCGCATCTGCTTCAATCTCGGAAGCGGGAACCCCAGAAACAGATGCCAAAAGATCATAAATATCACTTTCGCACTTGTGAAGATTTCCCATAATGATGTCAATTCCTTCAAAACCGATGGAAATGCCAACCTGCATCAATGCTTCGTCGGTCTTTTTTTCCTTGAATGATGCAACAAGTGCGTCAAGGGCTTCACCTTCAAAGCACCCCTTAAATTGACGAATCCCGATCTTTCCAAGAATTTTTGTCATCAGGAAAATGTCTTTGGATGACAGCTTCCTGAACGTGTAGGGTTTCTTGGTTTCGTTTTCAACAGTTTCAATGGGTTCTTCCATTTCAACTGCTTCATTCTTTGTGGTTGTTTCGTTCATTGTTCAAAGCTCCTTTTATTTATTTTTATTATGCTTTTTGAGTGGTTGCCGTTGCGGGTACTTCGTAGGCTTCAACCAATCTGTCCTTTTTGTTGATTTCGTTGAAGCGTTCTGCGCTCACGTCAAGGATTTCACCTTTTTCGTGCGTTTTTCCCGTGTATTTGTCATTGAAAGGAATCAACACTTTTGCTTTCATGATTTATACCTCTCTTTCTCGCGTAACAGTTTCGGAAGGATAATAAATCTTGACAGGAAGCGTGTCAAGATCACCAATGGTGTTTGCGTATGCTTCCATCAAAACCTTCAGGACGCTTTGTTCCTTGTTCTTGGGTTCGATCTCAAATGCAGATTTGCAAAGCGCAGATTCAAAGATGATGATGATGTCCTTTTTGCTGTTTGCGGTCTTTCCGACAAAAGCAAAATTGTCAACATAGTCACCTTCTTCAATATCCGGCTTGTCAACAAACATGTCATAGCCCGTGGCGTCACTTTCACCCTTCTTGAAATGGGTGGACATCTTGATGTTTTCGCCATTCATTTCAGCAAGGGTTGCTTCGATGGATGCCTTGCCGCCAACCTTGACCGTCTGTCCCTTAAAAAGAACAAGGGCGCCATCAACAGCCAAGTCGATAAGTTCGCCGGCAATGGACACCTTTCCGCCGCCAGAGGTTGCACCAATACAGGTTCCTTTCCATGCTTTGCCGGCGGAATCCCATGTCAGTCCCTTGTGATAGGTTCCTGCACCAAGAAGAATGTCTTTCGGCGTGTTTTCGGTAACGCCATTTTTTCCGATGCTCATATATTACAATGCCCCTTTCCATTCTTTGATTTTTAAATGAATTTCGATTCTTTTCAATTCCGCTTCGCCGGTGGGTACCGGTAAAGCGCCATCGAAAAAGACAGCGATTGCGCCGCTGTCTGTGTCCCCTCGCAATCCCTCGATTGCCGGGAAGTGTTTTTTGATTTTTTCTTTTGCTTTTTCAAGATCAATTCGCTTGCCCCGGTGGAAGCCCGTCAAGATCATGTCGGTTTCTTCGGCTCCATCTTCGGTTGTTCCCGGAAGTTCCGTGTATTCTCCCACGAAATAAGGATATACAACTTCAGATGTCCATTCCCCCAATTCATAAGGGACTGCAATTTTGTCCATCTGATCTTTTATAAATTTCAGTTTATCCATATCACAGCCCCTTCAATGAATTTTCAATGTGTTTGATGATCTTGTTCTTCAGGCTCATATACGCCTTATAAAACGCCCGTGAAGGCTTCTTTCCGGTTGTGTAGTGTCCATGACCTTTTGCGTCAACATACACCCAGCCGCCCTTTCGTCCATCACCATTGATGGCAAATTCACCGGTTCCGTATTCTTCCCAAATTGCATTTTCAGAATCTGAACCGATATATGCGGTATGTTCGGAATCAATGACTTTGTGCTTGAAGCTGTTCTTGGTCTTTCCGGTATCAACACGGGTGTTCCGCTTGACTTGGCTTTCCATTTCCCCGGCGCATTCTTCCAGAACGGCATTGATCTTGTCATCCATGACGTTTTCAACCTGAATTGTGAAATCCTCAAAAATGACGTTGCTTTCAGCCATTCCATGCACCCACTTTCCGCAGGTAGATTTCAAGCTGTTCGTTCAGCTCCATCGGATCATCAATCAGCAAAATGTCATAGACCATGCCTTTGATGATCATGCGGACATCCGGGACAGCCTTTGTCTTGCTGTCCGGGAATGTCAGCGCATAGATGCCGGAATGAAAATCGCAAAGGAAAACATGGGTGGATTCTTCAAGCTTGGTTTTGTGCTTTGAATAGTCGCTATCACCTGACTGCAAATCCAAAAAACCTTTCGGGCTGAAAGCATCTGCCCATGTAATTTCAGATTCACCGATTTCATTCTGTTTGGTTGTCTTTTTTTGAATGACACCCGTAATATTGCCGCCGATGTTTGCCATAGGTCAACACCTTGCCTTTCTGTACGCTTTTAAGCACCCCAGAAGGCTTGCGGGATAGCCCATGACCTGATTGCCCGCATCTTGGTTGAAATAGGTCACAGAATGTCTGGACAGGGTTTCTGACTGTACGCCAACCTTTGCCCGGTTGTTCTTTTCCCATTCAAGCAGATTCAAGCAGCAATCAATCACATCATCCGGATATTTGATTTTCGTGACAAGGACATCAGCTTCTTCCGTGATGTCCTCTTTCACAGCAAAAGAAAGATCATAACAGCCAACAACGGTGAAAAGCCCGTTGTTGTATTTTGATTCACTGATTTGCACAGTGTCATCAATTGCAAATGGGATCAGGGCTTCAGACACGATTTCATCATTGACGATGCGTGCCTTAACCCTGCGCCCACGATCTTGAAAATTGTTGTTGGTGTATGCCCTGATTGTCTGTTCGATTGCCTTCAACTTCATTTCGATCTTTTCATCTGTCCATCCGTCAAAGTTAATCAGGGCTTTTGCCTTTTCAACAGAAATTATCATCAGGGATCACATCCTTCCTTTACTCTCCGGCGGGTTCCTTGACCTCGGTCACGGTGTAACCATCATGAGAACGGAACCAAGCTGCAAGGCGTGCATTGGTGACGGTTGCTTTTCCCTGTGCAAACTGTGCGCCGCCCGCACCGATGCCGCAGAAATTGGGATTGTCCTTTACAGTGACAATGAAGGTCTTTTCAGTTTTCTTGGCTGCCATATCTTTCACCTTTCCTTTCTTTTACGCAATCTTGATGTTACGAAGAACGCCGGCATGCTGGGTGTTCTTCAGAACGGTTGCTGCAATCATTTCAACCTCGGCATTCTTCATCACGCCGGGTGCGTTGAAATCGGGAAGATACTTGTCAATGACTGCGGATCCCGAAAGGCTGATGCCGTGGAAACCGTCATTCACGTCAAACTTGACCGCATAAATGTCGGTGGATCCCTCGTTTACCTTCACAACGCTGTTGGGAACAGCAACGCCGCCAGAAACGGTGTAGTGGTTCTTCATATCCATCAGACGAACGCCGTCAATGGACGTCGCCTTCTTGCCAAATGCTTCCTCGGATTCGGTCTTGTAGCCAAGGATGCGGGCAACGGTCTGGATCTTGGTGATCATCTGGGTGTTCAGCAGAAGCGCATCTGCGTTGGTGGACTTGATCAGCAACGTCAGTGCTTCATAGAATTCATCAGCATTGTTCTTCAGATTTGCAATCGTGGAAAGATCAATGCTTCCGTCTGCGTTGTACTCGGTGGAAGTGCCAGCAAGCATCGAATCCAAGCCCTCAAATTCGGGATGATCCGTTGCAGCGGTGGTCACTGCGTCACCGTTGATCAGGGTGTGATGGAACAGGGAGACAACAGCCTTGATGTGTTCCTCGATCTGATATGCAAGATTGTCAAACTTGCCGGCGGTCTTGTTCAGAACACGGTCAAGCTCGATTTCGCCGCCCATGATTGCAAGGGCTGCTTCAAACTCCTGCTTGGTTGCTGCGGATGCTTCATACTTTCCGTTCAGCTTTCTGAACTGCGCCGTTGCGGGAAGCACCTTGCGCAGATACTTGTATTTCATGGTGGAACCGCCACCGGATGCGCTCACGCAATCATCGAACGGGAGCAGCTGCAAAATATCGGATTCACGAAGGAAGATGTCAACGATCTTGTCAAATACCTTGTCGGACATACCCTTCTTCAGTTCTTCAAGTGTCATAGATGCCATAATTTTTTACCATACCTTTCTTTTTTAGTTTGTTTTTGTTTCAAATTCCAGCTTCAATGCGTCGGCAAGGGATTTGGGTTCAGCCTGACCGCCGCCAGATCCACCGGGCAACGGAAACGGATCAACGCCGCCACCGCTTTTTGCGGATTCAAATTGTGCCGGAAGCTGCGTTTTCAGCCCCGACAAAAGATCATCCCATCCTTTGATGTTTTCGTTTTCATCAAGTTCAAGGGTTCTGCCTTCTTCATTCAGCTTTTCATTCAGTTTGAATGTCAG